AGTAGCAATACGAACCTTGTTCTTCAGTGTCTCAAAGGTATCTTCAGCACGTACTACTACCTCAGTCAGGTTACAGAACTGGTAGGGACGCAGGATGATTTCGCTACAGGGATTAGTACCGAAGTCGTAATTAGGATTCCTTCGTCCGTTCTTCTCAGCCTGAGCTTTAGAGGCTGCTCGAGAAAAGATCCCTCGCTCTCCAGAGTGACTGTGATAGAGGCTCGTCCACTCTTGGAGAAATAGTCCAATGTCTGGTTTAGCTTCGTAAGTTGCTGAGTTGTTAGCCAGTGCTCGTTGTCCATTATGTTCCCACCATGCTCCTGCTTTAGCGTTACGCATCCGATCATCTTCCAGATCAGACAAAGAGATCATTGCACTACGCCGTACACCGCCAACCACAACAACCTCCCCGATCTTGCAGAGAATATCATGGCACTCGATAGATGATAGACAACGACCAACGGCTCCTTTGAACTTCTGAATCGTGAATTTAAATAGTTCCTCAAGCGGAGCGGGTCCACTGGCTCGCCCACCGAACGTCTTGAGACGCGTCCCAGCAGGACGTACTTTCGATAGATCCCACTTTGGCACCTCACCAGAATAGAGTAGAGCAATGAGCTGGCGTAGAGCTTTGGCCCATCCTTCTTTGCTATCTGCAACCATGATAGTAGTTTCACTATTGAATAGCTGGTCAGGAACTTCAGGCAATTGATTAACATACTTCTGCTCCACAGAGAATCCTACGCCTGTGCCGCAGAGCAGGATGTACATCGCCTCATCAAAGGCTTTAGGGTCATCAATAGGTAGGTAGCTACAGTTGTAGCCAGCAGTGTTGTCTCGAGCAAGAGCCTTACCTGCTGTCATGATAGCTCGCATAGAGGGCATGACTTCCAGGTTAACGATAGCTGACTGAAGCTCAGAGCGTAGTTCATCAGACACAACATAGTTGTGATCGTTCTTAAGCTTGTCTACCATGAAGTCCATGTAACGAGCTACTGATTCTTCCCAGTCTTCCCTACGCCCAAGGCTTGGGAGGAAACGAGAATAGCGTGACTTTGCAATAAATTGTTGGTATAGATCCATATTAATCCCAGTCCACTTCCTTTAGTAGTACTTCAATCTTTTGTTCTATGATGTCAGAGAACCTATCTACTAGATCCTCTGACGTGATCCCAAGCATCTCTACCAGTGTTAGCTCATCGATCTGCTTGAGCCTTTCTGATACATCCTGAAACGTGAGGGACATATATTATACTAGGATTTGTAGTACTTGTCAACGACTTTGTCGTAGTTCTCAATAACAAAGTCTAGGTAGTGGCGAGCCTTCTCGAGATCCTCCTTACCCTTCTTGAGGTTATGTCGCTGTACATACTTAAGTACATTAGCAAGCCAAGGATCAAGCCCCCAGTCTAGCACTACCTTCCAAGGTTGCATCTCTACACCCTTGTAATGATCACCGCCTACCTGCTGTGTCCATGCGTTAGTCATCTTTTCAAACTCCTCAAACGTCATCTCTGTAAACTTACCCATCTTCTCTTCCTTAATATCTATCCAAGTAACTAACTCAAATATCTTGTGTACGTTCCATAAGTTAATCGGTTCCATACTTCTTCTTAAGATACTTAAGACTAACAGGCATCTCATCGAACTGTCCGTCTTCTACCTCATGCAGCATCCAGATACCACGCCAGTAGTTGTTACCCTGAGCACCTAGATAATCCTCATCATGTAGGTAGCAGCATCCTGAGAACAGACCAGTGATCTGCCTGCCATCAGCACGATTAGCGTAAGCTATCTGCCTGCCCTGCACATGGCCCATAACTGCTGACATGTGGCGCTTGTTAAGCAGTGCAGCTGCTGATGTTACTGGTCTACCCATCACCCCGCTGGTAAAGAAATGACAATATACCACGCCGTCAATAACAACAGGAGTAAGGTAATCAAACACCTCCCAACCTGCTTCTCTATATCCGAGATCATCGAGACCAATAGTGCCGTCGAGTTTAGGATCGCTTTCGACTGCTCGGACAATTCGTTCTTCGTGGTTGCCAAGCGTGAGAACCATTCGGGGTCTATATTGTTTTTGCTTTGTTCGTCGTTGGTGCTCATTAAGTTCCTTCAGTGGTGCTAGCAACTTCTCCATTGCATAGTGAGTTACCTCGATATCATGCTTGTACCTACGCCCCTCGAATGACTTCTTACCTACATCGTAGGATGAGAGGCTAGGCATGTCAGCAAAGTCACCAATGTTGATAATGACATCAGGCTGCTTGTCTGCGATGTACTGTCCTACCCACGAGAGATAGGACAGATCCACACCTGGCTTAACCTGGCAGTCAGGAATTACTAGATGTGTTGTCATCTTCATCCTCTTCAAATGTAAACTTATGTAGTTCATTAAAGCGTTGATGAACAGTATTGAACTCTACCTGATCAGAGATGTCGTACCCGTAGACAGCAGACAAGAACTTGAGAAACTTTTCAAGTACCTCATCCCAGGTTGTAGCATCTGCTTTACTGAACTCAAACTTAATTACATCTTTGTCACAATCAATGTGCTCAAACTTGTACTGAACTTTGTAATCATCCATTCTGTTTCTCCATAATGTTTAAGAAGTATACCGCATCTACTACCACTAGGGGTTTACTTCTGTTCTGTTTGATGAACACTACTGGTTCACCTCTACCTTTAGCGTTATCTTCTGCTTGTTGATAATAACCATAGACAGCAATCTTGTCTCGAGACTTACATTCTATTGAGACAGGGAATACTTCCCTTGCACGAGGGCTAAGTAGCACATCCTCACCTCCTGCACCCATGGACGTAGAGCGTACATCATCTGGCTCTAATCGGAATACAGCTATGATTTGGTCCCTTACCCACTGTTGGAAGCTTCTTCCTTTTGCTTTTGCGCTGCTTGGTTTCAAGTTTAATCACTTTCCTTTCTTTGATCCACGCCTTTGGAATCGTTATCCTACAGTTGTGCATAGGAGGACTGACAGTAGAAGCAACGACAATGGACTCGTCTGTTTCTTTGACAAGGAACCCAACAGTTGTAACATCCGCAAGCTTGCCATCAGTGTCTTGCTCCCATGAACCATCTACATGTGCATCAACCCAACGAACTATAACGATGGAGGAGTCCATAACTCTCCTTCCTTTCGTCTGATCCAGAGAAGCTGACCCATCTCAGTCAACCTAGCCAAGTCATTGTCGTAGGCTTTGAGTACGGCTTGGAACAACTCACCCTCCGTAGCTGCTTCACCGAGAATCTTTTCTGCTTTCTTTGGACCGATACCTTTAAGCCCTGGGATGTTGTCAACCCGATCACCTGTGAGTACTTGGGTATAGAACCATCTGAGTGTGTCGCATTCATCGACATGATACCTAATTCCTTTGATGAAGTTGTAGTGCCAGCCTCTGATCATATCTAAGTCTTTGTCGATAGTCATGATTAGATAACTATCTTCTTCTGACTTGTAAGCCTCGATGCCTATAGCGTCATCAGCTTCCTGCCCATCAACCATCTCAAAGCCCCAGGACAGGGTAAGGTACTCACGTAGTAGATCGTAATGCTCAGGCTTAGGCGCAGTCCTGTTGCCCTTGTATGGGGCTTCCTTGGCTATCTCTTTGCGGTAGTTGTTGGAGCCAGTGAGGTATCCTTGGTAGTCCCCTACGTCTTGGATCATCACCAGCTCTTCAACAAACTCAGCCATTCGAGAGATAGCTACACCCTTGGTCTCGCCCTCAGCAGCAAAGCCAATACGATACACAAGCTAAAGGATGTCGCCATCAATTAGAGCGATCATCTTCCTGCCCTCCTTCAAAGTTCCAGTGCCTAATTCTATGGCAGTTGCTACACAAGAGAACACACTTTGATAGTTCTTCTTGCCAGTTAGATTTGGTAAGAGCTTTAGAGGGATTAAGTTCTTTCTCTGTCATGTCTATGTGATGAAAATCATAGACGCATTGAGGGAAGATCTTTTTACAATCCTGGCACCTACCTCCTAGTAATTCTACTGCTTCTTTTTTTCGCTGCCTATAAGACTCTTTGTAGCCCTCTCTGTATTTAGAGTACCAGTCTTGGTCTTGTTTTCTACGATTGTAATGCGCCTTGCTTTTTTCTGATGCGCATTGTTTACAGTAGTGGCACAAACCATCTTTGGATTTTTTATCAACACTAAACTCAGAAAGCTGCTTTTCTTTTCCACAGGATGGGCATAGTTTCATACAAACTCCTAAAGATGTTTGCGTATATTATACCACAATCCTGTAGAAAAGTCAAGATATTTCTACAGTACGTCATCCCCGATAGGATCAGCGTTAGCATACTCGATGAGGTCAGTCACGATCAGCTTGTTGATACCTACACCAAGGCCATACTGCTTAGCGAACTTGTGATCATAGAAGTTCACAATCGCTACACCTTTGGAACCATTACCAACCTTAGCCTCGATGGGCTTACCCTCACGATCTACTGCAGTGATGGGGTACTTGGTTGACTTGGCAGTGATGAAGAAACCTTTGTCTTCTTTGTTACGAACCTTGACTCCAGCATCCTCAAGGGCTTTGATTGCACTCTTGCTGAGATTGCAAAGGTCTACCTGATACTTACCAGACATCTGATTAGGTGTATCAAGGAATGCCCACATGAGTTCTGCTTCGATCTTAAGAGGTTTAGTTTGTTGCATAGTGTTCTCCTGAACAATAAAGTAATATTATACTACGATTAATGAAGCTTGTCAACTGTATCTACGTCACCTTCTACTACTGAAAGAAGCATGTCATGTACTACTTCAATGACAGATAGTGCTTCTTCTACATCTACTTCTGTACGAATATCAATCTGATTTCCTACCCTGCCAATAACGATGATGTCTTCAGCAGTATTTAACCATTCCTTCATGTCCATCAGTGGGTATCCTTCCATGTCTTTCCGACTCGGTATTCCCCAGTAAGAGGACAACGCAAGTCTAGTTTAATTCCTGCTTGTTTGATTGCATCTACACCTAGCTGACCAACTAGTTCAGCGTCCTTCTCATCTACCTCGATCTGCCACTCATCATGTACGTTGGCTACGAACTGAGCGTTGATACGATTGCTCTTGATTGATTCGTCTAGCAAGACCAAAGCCTTCTTCATGACAATCGCACCAGCACCCTGGAGTAGCGTGTTAAGTGCTGCGTGTGGGGAACGAACTTGTAGTTTCCTCCCATCCAGACCTGGTAAGTAGCCTTTCTCTGCCAGCTTTTCAACCTTTGCTCTGAGCACCTTGAGCGAGGGAGTGTTACTAAGGAATGAATCAATGAGCCGCCTGCCGTCTTCTGCACCACCTCCCACAATGCTCCCGATCTTGGCAGGCCCTGCCCCGTAGAGAAAAGCATAGATGAAAGTTTTCGCTTGCGGACGAGTTGGAAGACCCGCTGCCGTTTGATTCTTGGTATGTACATCACCTTCACAGACTTCTCTAACATAACCAGCATCCTTCATATAGTGAGCTAGCATACGTAGCTCTAGTCCACTGGCATCAATACCTACCAGCATCTTACCCTCTGGTGTAGTCCAGCAAGACCTACAGTCCTCACCATAAGGGCTGCTGCTGCTCGGAATCTGCGCCATGTTAGGGCTATGGTGTGTCATCCTACCTGTCACGGCTCCGTTTGATATGACCTTACCACGAACCCTACCATCTGGCTTAACTGCATCTAGCCAGGACTCTACCTGAGCTACTCGTTTCTGAATCAATAGATAGTTAGCTATTTCCTTTGCCTCTGGAATGTCGAGACCAGCAAGTACAGATTCGTCTACTATCACCTGACCCTTCTCTGTGTGCTTCTCTGGCTTCCATCCTAATGACATCAGCCTAGCTGCTATCTGCTGACGAGAGCCTGGGTTGAAGTACTCGACCTTGTCCTTAAGCTTCTTGCCTGTCTTCTCGGAGATCCGCTCTGTCACAATAGGAGGGAAGATCTTTTGCATCTTCTCCTCGATAGCTGACAGCTCTGCCTTCCACCCAGACACTAGCATCGTGCATTTGACTTGGTCAAGTAAGAACCCATGCTTCTCCTGCCTTGCAATCACTGCTGCTACTTGGTGCTCTAGCTCTGTTGAATCACCAAAGCTGGCTAGCTCACGCGAGAGTAGCTTGTACAACTCTACTGTAACATGTGTATCTTGGATACAGTAGTCAATCATTTCCTGGGACAAGCCCTCGTCGAACTTGTTGAACTCTCCCTTGTGTTTGCCCAGCCTCTTTCCCCACGCCTCGAGACTGTGTCCTCCCTCGAGTGTTGGTTGTAGTAGCCTCGACATCACCAGTGTATCTGACGTTTGGCTCAAACGAATCTTCGTATTCCACAGCCGATTCAATATCGGTGCATCGAACGAAATGATGTTGTGTCCAACGAACCTGTCGCTTTGCCTTAGATACTTTCTCAAACTTTCTGCTTCCGTCCATACCCTCACTTCACCTGTATCTACATCGTTAGTAACAGCACACCAGATGGTGTCATGTGCTAGGTTAGTTTCAATATCTATTACTAAAGTCCTAGAGTGGTTCATCGAATCTCTCTGTCATTCTGCCAGTGTCCTTACTATAATACAATGAACATGCTGGTCCTGTCAAGCCAGAGAAACGATTCTTCAGGATACGAACCTTGGTAGTGTGGCGCTCCATGACATCCTCTGCCTGACCATTACGCTCCAAGCCAATCACTAGGTCTGACAACTGACCAATCGAGCCTGAGCCTCGCAGCTGAGACAGGCTAGTGGCTGCTCCCTCCTCGTGACCCTTGGTATCAGGGCGCTTGAGGTGTGAGACAGCGAACAAGCATATGCCAGTTTCTTGCACGATCATTCTAAGTTTTGTCATGATCTCATCAAGAGCCTTGCGCTCGTCACCATTCTCTTGGGACGATACCACAATTGATACGTGATCCAAGAAAATGAACTTACAGTTAAGTGCCTTAGCCATGAAGCGAACCCGACTAACAATGTTGTCGATACCAGTAGAACCAAAGTGATCGAAAAGATACAGGCGATCAGTGCCAAGGGTGTCAGCAAAAGCTGCAGCAAGCTCATCGTCAGTGGCCTCAGTGTCTGGTAGGTGCAGTGGTTTGTTAGCAGACAGTGACATCAGACTCTTAGCTGTCTTCTTGACTGACTCCTCGAGGAACATCAGCCCAATGTTATCATTACTGTTCTTCAGGATATGGTACACGATCTCTCGCAGGAACTGAGACTTACCCAGACCAGAGCCAGCAGTCACTGTGATCATCTCGCCATGCCTGATGCCATAAGTCAGATCGTTCATGCCTTGGTATGGGTACATCACCTCAGCCT